ATCCAGTTCCTGGTAAGAACTTATAACTTACGAACCAATCTCTTCTTTTTTTTCTTTCGTCTGCTTCTTCCCAATTACGTCTTACTGCAACAATCTTTTCTGAGTCGTAATCAATTGTAACTACATAAGGCAAATGAACCATATTGTCTTCGTCTTGCTCATTGTCCTCATCAATTCCATCAAAGCTCTGATAGCAATGCATTTCTAATAATGTCATCACCTCATCTTTAGCTTCACTGTTGTAAGGGTCTACGCCTTCTATCTCACTTCCAATATCTCCACTTGGGTCAACATCATCTGAAGAATATTTGCTTGGTAAGTAAAAGCCAGCTTGAACATATTTGTTAAAGTCGTTTCTAGGCATTCTTATGACATGAGTGTATCTTGTAGATGTGTACAAATCTTTACTCTCTGGCGACACTACAAAATCTTCTGCTTTCACAAACTGAGAACATTGTCTATCTAAGTTAGCATCCCACCAAACTTTTTTAAATGTATGTCCAATTAATGGTAACTGAAATAACATCTGATCAAGGTCTGGAAAGTATTCTGGCATCTCTTGAGTGATTTGATAATTCATGTAATCTTTTACACGCTTGGCTTGCTCTTCCATCTCTTCATTAGGATCACCAACTATTACAGTCTTAACGGGACCTCCAGATGGGTATAATTCTGCGATTGCTCTAGCATTAAACTGTGTAGCCGCTTCTGCTATCATAGGATGAACAACTGTACTAAGTCCTCTAGAAGCTCTTTGGTTCTCTTCTTCGTCTTGTCCACCTTGAGGATCAAGTGTCTCTAGACCTTGCTTGTATCTAAATTCCCACTCTGATCTAGCTTCTTTGTCTGTTTCATAACAACTAATAAGCTCACTAGCTACGCCATTTAACTCTTTGGCATCGATCTCTTCTGCTAAGTTCTCATCAAAGCCAGTATCTTTGACTTCAATTTCATCTAAACTTGGGTCACCTATAAGAACTTCATCGTCATTTATTTTTTCAACTTGAAATTCATCTGAAGGCATTGTTTCTGCAAAGGGAATTACTTGTGGTTCTCTAGCCATATATTGTCATCCTTTTCTCTTCTGTACTGTCATCTTCGTCATAATCTGTAGAATGAGTTATAAACCAACCTTTTCTCAATCTTAACCAAGCCTGTGTACAAGTGTCAACTATATCATCATTATCACCCGCAGGAAAGGCTGAACATATATCAATTAGGTTTTTTGCCCATTTTTTATCGTGTGGATAAAATATCCTACCATCTTCTAGTAATGCAGAACTACTATGTGCTCTAGCAATCTTGTCTCTATCTGGTGAATAAGCCAACACTGGTATCCCACCCATCCTTAAATCTTGTAACAGACTTTGACCACTAGCCTTCTTCTCTATCAATACTGTGTCAGGCTGCCAGTCATCATATGCTTCTTGTGCAAGTTTCCTTAACTCTGGATAAGTAACTCTATCATACCACATCTCTACTACGATAGCATTGACTTGTCCATTCATTCTAAAAATACCCCATGTAGTTCTAGCACTATAACTGCTTGATTCTTTTGTAGAGAAGGCAGTATCGTAACTTTGCACTAAATACTCAATGTCTGGTAACTCATCTTTTTCCCAGGGAACCCACCATTCTGCTTTGAGTATACCACCACCTTTTGGCATAGGTCTCTGTTGTAGTTGTCCAGCACTTGCATATGAGCCTAAACTTTTCTCTAGAGTTGATAAGGTTGCATCATCTATACGCTTTTCCCACAACAACTCACCTTCTTTTGATCTTGGGTCTACAAAATGTAATGATGATTTAGTTGGCGTTGGATGACCTATTTCATATCTTGCAGGCAAACATAAGTGATCCCATTCGTTATATTCGTTAGCTAATATATGACCAGTCAAATCATTCTCATGTACTCTTTGCATAATAATTATAAAAGCACCAGTCTTTGGGTCATTCAATCTAGTCTGCATAGCTTGATCCCACCACTCTAGTACGCCTTCTCTAACTGTGGATGATTCAGCTTCTCTTACGTTATGTGGGTCATCAATAACAATTATGTCTCCACCTTCTCCAGTTAGTGCTCCATCTACTGAGGTTGCTATTCTCTGTCCAGTCTTGTTATTCTCAAATCTTTGCTTTTGATTTTGATCTGACGTTAGTGAAAATGTATCTCCAAAATATTTTTTATACCACTGACTATCTATTAGTCTTCTACACTTTACGCTATCTCTTATGGATAATGATCCTGCATAACTAGCAAATAGAAACCTTTTCTCTGGTTGTATTGTCCAAGTCCAAGCTGGTAGAGCTACTGCAACGCTTATAGACTTCATATGTCTTGGTGGTATATTTATTATAAGTCTCTTTATATCGCCTTCTACTACTGCTTGTAGATGTTCTGATACTGCATCAATGTGCCAATTGTCGTAGAAGTCTCGACCTGGTTCAATCGCTTCCCAAGAGTTTTTCGTGAACTCCTTCAATGATCTCTTCATTTCCTCTGCTTCCACCTTCTGTAGTAACTGAGGTAAGGATTGATTTAAGTTTGCTAAGTTCATTATTGCTTATCCTAGTTAAATCTATAACTTGCTTCTGCTCTATAATAGTTTCTTTCTCTATCTTATCTTGCCAACCTGCTCTGTTCTTCAAATAAAATATCATTGCAGTATTATCGCCTTCTAACGCTTTCTCATATAGCTTATTAGTTACTCTTTGTATTCCTCTGCCCTTACCTCTTTTTATAGCCTCTGCAAACTCTTTAAACTCATTCTGTTTATCATACAAAGTTGACTGCCCTATTCCTAGAGCTAGAGCTATCTGTTCCGATGTAAGTCCTTGAGATGCATAGGCTTCTGCCCTTTCACACATATCTTTTGTAACTACAAATTTAGGTCTACCAATCTTTTTACTTGGCTTTTTAGTGTTTTGTTTCATTTTCATCTCTCTTCTCGTGATAAACTAATACAAGAGCTTCACAGTTAGGGCAAGATAAGTTAGTCAATAATGAGTGCTCTTCAGAGTCCATAGTCTCTACATCGTGATCTCCACCCCAAATTAATTCTGTGTTACATGCCCAACAATTCATCCTATAACTTTCATAAGTTGACTGTTAAGTTTTTCATATAGCTTATCTAAATATTTTCTTTTTTCTTTTTTTGATAAATCATCTATATCATTTTCTATATTAGTCTCAATAGTTTCTACTGCCTCACAAATACACCATGTATCTATGTCACAAGTTTTCTTGCACTTCAGATTAATAAGTTGGCTCATTTTTACACCTCATCTCTAGAGTAATCGTAATTATTTTCTGTTTCAACTATTTCTTCATAGACCTTCTTTGAGTTACTGAAGCTGAAGAACTTCTGACCTATATGACCATAGATACCTTGCTCTCTAATCTTTCTAGTAATTATTTGAGTAGAGTTATCTTCAAAGTCTCTATGCACCACTAGAGCGGCATCACTCATGTTTGCCCAATGTGCAGAACCACTTACTTGATATAAATCTGGTGGTGGAACTACTCCACTATCATTCCTCTGTAGTTTATGAGGATGAGCTACCATCCAAACTACTAATTGATGGTTTCTTGCAAACTGCTGACACTTAGCAATTATATCTCTTATGTGTTCGTCTTCTCTTTTAGCATAATCTCTATTAGGACTGATCTGATTAAATGGATCAATAACTAAACCCTTTATACCAAATCTCTGCTTGGCTACTTTCGCCTTACTTAATATGAACTCAATGTCTGGAATTTCTTCTGTGTTCTCAATAAATTTAAAATGATTATCCAAGAACTCTATACCATTGTTAAGTTCGTCTTGAGATATTCTAGCATGTAAACCAATATCAAATGGCTTTCTACATCTTTTCTCTAGTAATCGCCTTATGTGATTAGGAGTTGAGTGCTCTGGACTAAATACTGCAAAGTTCCATCCTTCATTCTCTGCTAGATTTAATAATATTTGATCTAAGAAGTTACTCTTACCATGATTAGGAATACCAGTAATTAAGTTAAATGTACTTGGCATAATCTTATATATTTTATCTAATTCTTTGAACCCAGTACTGAAAGCCTTCTGCTCATTGCCATCGTAAATGTTCTGCACACTGTCGTGATACTCTTTTACTCCATGCAATCCCTGGACGGGGAACTCTTCTGCATATTGTATACATTCTTGTAAAACTTGTATACCATCATTGATAAGGCACTCGTTTGCATCTTTGCATTGCCAATCATCAATTCTAGGGAAATTGACAACTTTACAAATGTCTTTACCAAATCTATGAATAATCTCCAACCTCAAAGCCTTGCCATTTTCGTCAGCATCTGTGGCTACAATAACTTCGTCTGCATCAAAAATCCATTTAGAGTGTTCAAACGCCATAAACCTCTTATCATCAGATTTAAATTTTGCTGTTTGAGGTGCACCATCTGGTAAACTTACTACGTTTTTAAACCCAGCTTCATACAATGCGAGTACATCCATTTCGCCTTCTACAAATATAACAGACTTAATCGCAACATCTTCCCAATGTTTTTTAAGCATATCTATATTATACAAGCACTTAGTAGCATTCTTCTCTTGCAAGAACTTCTTATCTTTCGTTCTACTTTTTATATTTACAATGTCTCCATCTAGATAATATGGGAAACATAGCTTTTGATCTTTGGTAAACAACTTAAATGTTTCTGCAGTCGCTTGTGATATCTTTCTATTCTGTAACCAAGCCAAAGAGCCATGAGATAAGTCGTGGTTTGCATTTGATACTATAGGTATTGGTGTGGCTAATCTTGGCATTGGTTCGGCAGCCTGAGTAAATCTACTATTATAAGAACCTTCTTTAACGCCACCAGTCCAATCACAGTGATGACACATCCAAAGAATTGAATCATTTGCTACTGTAACTGATAGACAAGGGTCATTCTTCTTTTTTCTATGTGGAGAACAGTTTGGGCATCTAGTTCTATGATCTCCCTCATAGTATCCATTTAAATGTATTCCTTGCTCTTGTGCTTTTTCTATCATTGTTTTTTCATTTTTGTTCATCATTTGTTTATCCTACTAATAAGTTTAAGTTTGTTTTTCGTTGTTTTGGTTGCTCTACATCGTTGTATCTCTTTTGAGATAACCATGTCTTTGCATGAGGAATAAATTTTTCATCCTTCCCCGCTTGCGACTTGGCAAATAATACTGTTCTCTTCAGTAATAATTCAAAGTCGATTTCTTTATTTTTCATAATAACACAAAACTTTTGAGAAGCTCCAAATTTATTATCATTTGGTCTATTGGGATATTCTTTCCAAAATATCTCAAACTCCTTACTATATTCTTTTTTATTATGATAGGTTATTGGTGTTGCATTTTGCATAGGGGGTGGGGTGGCAATTTGCGACTGGGTATCTATAAGCAACTTATATA